ACCGTCGAGCCCTTCACCACCGTCATCGCCAACAGCCTGCGCAGACGGGTCAGCAGTTGCAGCACCACCCACCACCCCCTTGGGGGTTAGGGGGATATCCGACTCCGACTCCGAATACGAATACGTGCGCGCAGGACGGTCATCTGCCGGGCGTTTGTCGGGCGCTTGCCCGTCATTCTCGCTTGCAAGTGGTTGATTCGTAACGGCTGGCATGCCCCGCGCTGGGTACTTTGACACCTGCGCGCGGGTGCGTTGGCGGAAATTCTGAATCTCCAGGTATGGCTTGCCGTCCACCTCGTAGAGCTGCAGCAACTCGGTGTTGTCCAGCTCCTGCAGCCAGTCGGCGGTCATGTGTTCGTCAACTGACCGGCGGTTGACGAACGCGCGCCGGCAGATGACCGACACCCGCCCGTCATAGCGCCCAAAGTCGTCGGCCAGCAGCAGCAGGCGAACGAACAGCAGCTCAGCCCCGATGGAGACGGCGCCGATGGCGTCGCTGTCCAGCAGCCCCTCACGCAACACACGGCTGGGCATCAGCGCGCCCCAGAGACGGCGAGCACGATCTCGGCCCGCGTCATCCACTCACACGCGCCCCGCGGCCGCACCAGGCCCTGCTTGGCCAGCGCGTCGGTAATGGCATCAATGGTCGCCATGTCGCGGTCGGCGCCAGCGCGGCGCAGCTGCATCTGCACGCCCAGGGGCAGCACGGCATGGGGCGGCGATGCCACCGGGCGGTCAGATTTGTGCTGCATGGGCGGCATTCACTGTGGATGCGTACATCACCCATGCGGGGGAACCCGAGGTGTTGACGCGGTAGCAAAAATGGACAGCGCGGCGCACAGTCGATGCATGTGCCGCGCCAACCAGACGAAAAAAAGCCCGACCAGCATCGCTGCCAGGCCGGGCATGAAGCCGCGCCCCAAAACCCAGGGGAACGCCAACAGCGGGCGCGGAGGAGACAACCATCACGCCGACGCCGCTGCGGGCTTGGCTTGTTTGACCACTTCCAGCAGCGGGCGCCCTTTCGGGTGCCACGGCCATGCCGCGTCGGCTGCCCGGTGCCACTGCAGATCAGGGCGCAGCGACTCGCACGGCACGGCGCCGTTGGTCGCGCGCTCGATGTCGGCGCAGCGCTCTGCCGGCACCTGTCGCCGGCCGTCTGCCTGCGCCCACTGCCACACCAGCTGTGGCTGTGCATCAATGGCGGCGGCTAATCGTGTTTGACTGCCCCGGGCGGCCAGGTACGTTCGGAGGTCCATCCGCCGAGGTTAAACGGAGCGCTTTATTATTGCAAGCGGATTGTTCAGCGCGGCGTAGATTGCTGGCCCCCACGCTGGCGCGTCCAATCTTTGGTGTGCAAGCCATCGGTCAGATCCGCCTGGAAAACCTCGAAACGCTCATCAAGCAGTTCGGCACGGCTGACAAGCTGGCCGAGGCGGCTGAGACTTCGCCGGTCTACATCAGCATGCTGCGCAACCGCACGGTTGACAGCAAGACAGGCCGCCCGCGTGAGATGGGCACAGCCATGGCGCGGCGCATGGAGTCAGCCGCGGGCAGGGGCGACGGCTGGATGGACAAGACGCACGATGACCTGAGCCCAGCAGCGCTCACCCTGGCCAAGCTGTTCGACATGATCCCGGCCGGCACCGACCGCGACAAGTGCGCCGCGATCTGCCAGTACCTGTGCGCGCTGGCACGCGCTGGCAAGCTGCCGCCCGCTATCGAAGCGCTGCAGCTTCTCGGGATTGGAGCGCCACCCAGTGATGCGCCTCTGCCGGGTCCGTCGTCACAAAACGGCGCAGGCCAACCAGCGCAAACTTGAACGCCTGAGCCCGCCACGCATCGGCGGCGGCTTCATCGGGCACAACCCACGCCATGGCCAGGCTGCTGGCCCCAGGCACGGCAACGCGCGCCAGCGCGTCCATGTCATGGCCTGTCAGCGCCAGGGCTGAGCGCGTGTAATCCAGGCAGATCAACGGCGCCCCGTCGTTTGCGACCGGGGCCAGCTCGCGCCTGATCTGCTCAACACCCCCAAATGTCACGATGCCGCGCACCTGCGCATAGACAACGCCGCCGCAGGTTTCGGCTTGCAGGGAGGTTGACCGGCTCATCAAGGTCATGACGAAACTTCATAAAGATGTAACAAGCGCCAGTGTGTCCGCAAACGCACAGACGCGCTAGACCGCCAAGCTGTTACAGCCCCCCCCCCCCCCCCAAGCTAGGGGGCCGGCCCTGACAAAGGCGCCGCCAGGGCGTCGGCTCAAAAAAACTTAAACGCGTCGCTTGACCTTGAAAGCGCGGCGTTTAATACTGCTCTCCGTGCGCTGCAGCCCGCAGCCGCAACCAACCGGAGAGCAGCATGCGACCACGCACCAACCCCATCGTGCGCGACCTGTTCCGAAGCATGGCCGTGGTGGCCATGTGCCTTTTGCTGGCCCACCTGCTGGCCGGCTGCGGCGGCGACCCCGAGCCCGATGTCGCCACCCCGCAGGTCAACTGCGCGCTGCAGCCGGTGGTGTGCCAGTGATCGCCGCCCTTCGACAACTGGCTGCTGACGCCCGCGCCTGGCAGCAGCACGCCCTGGCCGACTTCAGCGCACTGGACGAAGCCTGCCGCAGCAACCTGCAGCACGGCGCCATGGCCGGCGGCGACCCGCTGACCGACAGCCTGTACGACCAGATGCAGGCCGCCGCTGAAGAAGGCGCGCGGCCGCCCACCCCCTACACCGCCGGCATGCAGCCCCAGCGCGAGCCCCGCGCCTGGTGGCTGGCCGCCGGCACCTTGCTGGCCGCGCTGGTCGGCCTGTGCTTTTTCCCGAGGTGACGCGATGACCTACCCCACCCTGGCCGCGCCGCGGCATTTCGCTGGTGAACTGATCGGCAAACAGGTCGACAGCTGCGCCGGCCTGCACCGCATGGAACTGCGCCTGGTCGACGACGACGCCCGCCACATGCACATCGTCTATCTGGCCTATGGCCGGGGCGATGCGGCGGCACGCTACGCCCGCGCACAGTTCGACGCCCTGACGCTGGGCACCTGGTATCACAGCAGCGCCACCCTGGCCCGCAACACGCCCGGCCAGACGGAGTGGGCCGGCCATGTGGAGCCGCTGGAAGCCTGCGAGCGCCGGCACCGTTTCAGCGCCAGCATGAGGGCTGCCGCATGACCGGCAAATACAAGTTTCTTTCAGATCGCCAACTGAGGCTGCGGGGCCGCTGGACCCCTGACGAAGCATTTTCGGACATCCCAGGAATGCAGCTAAAGGCGCCGCTTTCTCAAGGCGTCTACGAAGCAGCAATGACAACCCGCAGAAAGCCTCGTTCTGACCATGGGGCAGCCGCATTTATAAACGTTGAGCGCTTGGCTTTTCGGGTCATATATCTTGGCGGCGAACCTCAGCCCGTCATTCCGATGTCAGCTGGATCGGCGTGGTTGGCTTTGGTTTGTCCCGACCTTAGTTCGGAAATGGCACACGGCCTGATGCTTGCAGCATGTTGGCGCACGGCGTGCCGCGTAGCTCGCGGCTCGCGCGACCGCACGAACATAGCAAAGATTGCGTTCAAAGCCTACGCGGCAGCGTATCCGACGGACCCGCGTGTGGCGCGGCAACCATTGGCCGGGGCCGCAGCATGACCGGCCCCACCCTGGCCGACGCCAGCGCGCACATGGTCACCGCCCACGGCAACGAGGTGGACCTGCGGTATCCCCAGGTCAACACCATCACCCTGCCCGACATCAGCCACCACCTGGCGCAGATCAACCGGTACACCGGCGCCTGTCGCCGCCCCTTCAGCGTGGCCGAGCATTCGCTGCTGGTGCTGGAGATCGTGGAACGGTGCATGACGCTGGACCTGCACGGCCGCATGGCTGCGCTGTTCCATGACGCGCACGAGGCGTACACGCAGGACCTGAGCACGCCGGCCAAGGGGCAGGTTGGCGATGCGTGGCATGCCTTCGAGGGGCGCCTGCAGCGCACGGTGCTGAAGGCGTTTGCGCTGCATGCCGCCACGCACAAGCACGCGGTGGCCATCAAGCAGGCCGATCTGATCGCGCTGGCCACCGAGCGTGCGCAGCTGCTGCCCAGCGGCCCCGGCATCAGCCTGTGGCCCTGCCTGGTGCATGTGCAGCCGGTGAGCTGGGTGGACCTGATGGCGCCCGAGCGTTGCGCGATGACGTGGATGGACTGGCGCGACCGCTTCAAAGACGCGGCCGATGCGTTGGACTACGGGCGCAACGATGCGCTGTGGAAGAAGTGGAAGGTGACGCTGTGAGCCGCCCCCGCAAGTACCGCCCGCGCCCGACCTACGCCAACGCGGTGCAGATCGCCATTGCGCGTGTCAAGCCGCTGAGCGCGGCCGATGTGGCCGAGGAGAGGGAGCTGATCCAGCACGCGCTGGCGCAGTTCTGCCAGGGCGCCCACTGTGACGCGCACTGGTGCAGCCTGGCCGACGCAGCCAACATGGCTGAAACCCTGGCCGGCATGGGCCTGGGCAGCGGCGACGACGCCAGCCGCGTGATCGAGCTGGCCCAGCGCGCCCTGGCCGATGTGCACCAGCGCCACACCAGCCGCGGCAGCTGGACCCTGTACGCCGATGAGATCGACGCCCTGCACTGGCTGGTGCGCCTGCACTGCAGCGCCCAGCTGCCGGCCTGCAGCTACGGCGAACTGGCCGACGCGATGACCGCCACCCGCAACCGCATGCAGCAGGCGCTGGCCGGCAACGCCGCCCGCGGCACGCTGGTTATCGACGGCGGCATGGGCGCCACCCACAACCCCACCACCCCCACGCCATGACCACCGACACCCAACCCAGGCGCACGCGCGCTGCCGTCTGCCCCATCACCACCGCCGCCATGCAGATGGTCGTCGAGCGCGGCCACCTCGGCATCACCAACAACATGCTGCAGCAGGCCACCGGCCGGTGCAGCAAGACGGTGGGCACGGTGCTGGCCAAGCTGACCCACCGCGGCCGGCTGGCCGTGGGCCGGCTGGCCACCCATCCGCACCACTGGTTTGCCAGCCAGGAACTGGCCCAGCGCTGGATGTCGACCACCCCGCCGATCCTGCACCGCCAGCCGCGCACCGCAGCGCAAAACCCGCGCCTGGCGCGGCACCACGGCGCCCCGGTGGTGCTGGGCCGCGCGCCAGACACCACCGACGACCACGTGGTGGTGCCGGCCGGGCTGGCCATCCAGCGGCTGGCCACACCCACGCACGACGCGCGCTACCAGTGCGCGCCAGGCGAGCGACCGCACGGCGCGGGGTTTGCGGCGGCGGGCATCGGGCGTGATGTGACGACCGGGCAGCAATGGGGGCAGCAGGCATGAAAACCGAAACCATCACCTGGCACGAAGTCGCCACCGACACACTGCCCGATGCAGAGACCACCGTGCTGATGCAGGTGCGAGACCATGATGGCGACAGCACCGAGGTCATCACCGGCTGGCTGGGCGAGCAGGACTGGTGCGACATCACTGGGTATCCGATCCAGGCGCAGCGCGTGGTGGCCTGGGCGGATGTGCCGGCGGGGGTGACATGCTGAGGCCGCAGTTTCTGCTGCCGCTGGCTGACGAGCTGGTGGTGGATCTCTTTGCCGGCGCCGGCGGCGCCAGCACCGGCATCGAGGCCGCCATCGGCCGGCACGTTGATCTGGCCGTCGACCACGACGCCGCAGCCGTCAGCCTGCACGAGGCGAACCATCCACAGACGCGGCACTTCGTCAGCGATGTGTTCGAGGTAGACCCGCTGGCCGTGACCGATGGCCAGCCGGTGGGCCTGCTGTGGGCCAGCCCCGACTGCAAGCACTTCAGCAAGGCCAAGGGCGGCAAGCCTGTCAGCAAGCGGGTCCGCGGCCTGGCCTGGGTGGTGGTGAAGTGGGCCAAGCTGGCGCGGCCCCGGATCATCTGCCTGGAGAACGTCGAGGAGTTTCAGACCTGGGGGCCGCTGGTCGGTGGCCGGCCCTGCCCCGACCGCAAGGGCCGCACATTCCAGCGCTGGGTGGGCCAGCTGCGCAGCCTGGGTTACGCGGTGGAGTGGCGCGAATTGCGCGCCTGCGACTACGGCGCCCCCACCATCCGCAAGCGCCTGTTCCTGGTGGCGCGGCGCGACGGCCAGCCCATTGTGTGGCCCGAGCCCACGCATGCGGCCAAGCCGACCAAGGGCAGCGGCCTGCGGCCCTGGCGCACGGCGGCTGAATGCATTGACTGGGGTCTGCCCTGCCCGTCGATCTTCGAGCGCGAGCGCCCGCTGGCCGAGGCCACGCTGCGGCGCATCGCTCATGGCGTGATGCGCTACGTGATCAACGAGGCCCAGCCGTACATCGCGGAGCATCTGCTGGTCAGCCCGACGCTGGTTCAGACGGGCTACGGCGAGCGCGCCGGCCAGGCGCCGCGGGTGCCTGGCTTGGACAAGCCGCTGGGCACGGTGGTGGCTGGCGCCAGCAAGCACGCGCTGGTGGCTGCGTTCCTGGCCAAGCACTACACCGGCGTGGTGGGCAGCAGCATGGGCGCGCCCATCGGCACGGTGACCACGCAGGACCACCATAGCCTGGTGGCGGCCAACATGGTGAAGCTGCGCGGCACCAGCAACAGCACTGCAGCCGATGAGCCGCTGCACACGATCAGCGCAGGCGGCCAGCACCACGCTGAGGTGTGCGCATTTTTGACTGCCTACTACGGCAGCAACCAAGACACACCACTGGACGACCCCATGCACACGGTAACCACCAAGCCGCGCTTTGCGCTGGTGATGGTCGACGGCGTGCCGCATGAGATTAGCGACATCGGGATGCGCATGCTGCAGCCGCGTGAGCTGTACACCGCGCAGGGCTTCCCCGCCAGCTACATCATCGACCGCGGCCACGACGGGCGCGTGCTGCCGAAGGATGCCCAGGTGCGCATGTGCGGCAACAGCGTGTGCCCGCCGCTGGCCGAGGCGCTGGTGCGGGCGAACTTTGCAGAGCGCCAGGCGCTGAGGGCTGCAGCATGACCACCCCCACCCTGCCCCCGCTGCCCGCCGCAGTTGTTGCATGTCCTGCAACAACTCAGCCCCCCACCCTGCGCGAAGCCGCGGCCGATGCACTGCGCATCTTTGACTGGCTGGCCCGCCGTTCGATCTACGGCGACACCGACATGGCGACCGTGCATGCTGCCCTGCGCGCCGCCCTGGCGCAGCCAGTGCCTGATGCGGCCGTCTACGCGGCAACGTCCGAACGCGCATCGCCGGATTGGCACGCGGGTTTCCGCGTTGGGCTGGATGCTGGCAAGGCTTGTGCTGCCGCAGCGCACCCCCAGCCAGCGCCGCAGCCGCTGACCCACGGTGAAAAAAATTTGAACAAAGCCGCGCAGACGGGGGCGCAGCCTTGAGCCTGCCGGCCCCTGACACCATCGACGCCGACGAATGCGCGCAGCTGCTGCGCTGCACCGCTGGACAGGTCGAAGAAATGGCGCGGGCCGGCGACATCCCTGGGCTGAAAATCGGCCGGGGCTGGCTGTTCGTGCGCGCCGACCTGCTGGCGTTTCTGGCCGAGCGCGCCAGGGCGGAAGCCGCCGACCGGCGCGCCAAGCGCTGCCCGAGCCCGAAGGTGCAGTCGATCAGGAGCCGCCGCGCGCCGCCGGCCCTGCCGGTGCCGCTGCGGGCCACAGCCGCTGCGCCAGATCCTCGGCCCTGAAGCTGGCGTAGCGCTGGGCCATGGCCGAGCCTGGCGCCCAGCCCATCACGCGGTTGACCTCCTCGCTGCGAAACATCCAGCCGCCGGCCTGGTCGCGCAGTTCAAACCACCGACAGGTCGCCTCATGGCGCAGGTCATGCTCGCGCAGATCGTCGCAGCCGGCGTAGGCAAACGCTACACGGAACCGATCCGACAGCCGCTGCGTGACCGTCGTCAGCGTCATCCCCGGTTCCTCGGTCTGGAAAGGGAACAGATCGGCGGCGGGCAGCATCGAGCGGGTCGACAGGTACGCCACCAGCGCGGCGTGCACCTCGGGCCGCATCGGCACATCGCGCCAGGCGATCTTGCCGCGCCACTGCTTGGATGACTGCACCCGCAGCACCTTGGCGTCCAGGTCAACGTGGGCGCGCTTCAGCCGGTACGCCTCGCGCAGCCGCAGCCCGCTGTTGACGATCAGCAGGTAGAGAGTCAGCAGCGCATTGCCGCCAGGCAGCAGCAGCGCCCGCTCCCGGTCTAGCCGCTGGATGCCTGACAGCGCGGCGACGATGCGGGACTCTTCGCCCGGCCGCAGCCGGCGGTCGCGCGCCGTGTCGACCTTGGGCTCGACACCCCCGGCCACGGCCAGCGCCTTGTCGCGGTCGCTGTACGTGCTGTAGCCCTTGGGCAGTAGCCGCACGGCGTTTTGGTGCACCAGCTTGGGATGGTGGCGCAGGTACTCATCGATGGCCCGGCCCAGCGCCTGCACCCGGTGCCGGATGCTGTTGGGCGCCAGGTTGCGCTCCCGCGTCTTCAGTGTCTCGATGTAGCCGGCCAGCCAGGCGTAGTCGGCGCCCGACAGTTTGCGGTCGCCCACCTCGGCAATCAGCGTGGCGATGGTGATCTGCTGCGAAGGCGCGGCCAGCCCGCTGTTGGCCCAATCCCGCAGCACCAGGCCCAGCGGCGGGTCGTGCCCGGCCAGCGGCTTCAGCAACTCGGCCGGCGGCTCGATGCCGGCCATCTTCATGGTGCGCCACTGCTCGGCGTAGGCGGTTGCCTCGGCCTCGGTGTCGAAGGTGAAGTAGCGCCGGCCGCCTGGCAGCGACGGGTGCCGCAGTCCGATTTCCCAGCGCCCGCTGTCCTTCTGCCGTGGTCTTGCCATCGTCGCCCCCAACTCAGTCCGACGGCTATGGTATCGGCTCAGTGGCGGCTCAGCCGCCAATCCGTGGCGGCTTTCGGCAATTTGAGGTGTATTCGAGGCGGTTTGTATGTGCCTGAATATCTGCTAACTCATTGATTTTTAAGGATTATTAAGATACTTGGTATCTGAATCAAACCGCTACAAGATCGAAATAATCCAAAGATAATCAACAGGTTAGGCCATCGGCCGCCATTCTCTCGCCAATAGCCGCCCGCATCCTGCCCGCCGCATCGGCCAGCAGTACCTGCAGCGCCTCGATGCCCGCCAGGTCGAGATGCGCGCCCGCCATCGCCGGCCCGATCACCCACAGCGTGATGCGGTCCAGCACATCGGCCGGCAGATCCAGTGCGGCGCGGGTGCCATCCAGCCCGGCCACGTCGCCGCAAAGCATGTGCGGAACGTGGGCGGCGGGCTGTAGCATCACGCGCCCATCATCTCGGGGCACACCGTCGCGGCGGAAGCATCGACAGTCCCCGCACGTTGGTTGAACTTGAACCAGTGCAGGGGCTTGCTTCATGGTGTGTCGTCTCGGGTCTTGGGTTGGTCGATCAGCCGCGCCAGGATGACGCCCAGCCCGATCACGCCGGGGATGCGCTCGGGGCCAATGCCCAGCAGCGCCAGCACGGCTGCCTGCTGGTCTGCGGGCAGCGCGCTGTAGACCACGGCCACGGTGGCGATCTGCACCGACAACATGCGCCAGGCGCGGCCGGCGTTGGGGATCAGCTTCATGATGTGGTCGCCTGTCCTTTGACCAGCGCCAGCACGGCGCCCCAGCCGCCCAGGATGTAGACCCCGGCGATGATCGCAACCACCCAGGCCACGCGCGTGGCCGCCGCTTTGATGCCGCCCAGCAGCCAGCCGCCGGCCGCACTTTGCGCCTGCTGGCGCATGGCGACCCCTGCCGCCTCCCACAGCGCCGGATTGCTCACGGCGCGGGTGATGCCCAGCTCGACGGCTGACGCAATCGCCGCCTCGTTGGCGCGTTTCATGGCTTCGATCTCACCGTCAATGCGTCCGATTTGGCTGGCCAGGTAGTCGTCGGCCCTGTCGCGCGCGGGGTGGTCTTGGGGGCTCATGGTCGTTTGGGCTCAGCGCTTGATCAGCTCGGCCGTGATGTGGATGTTCCACCAGTCAGCAGCCACGGCGCCGCTGATGGTCCCGTAAATGCCAACCTCGCAGGACGCGCCCGCCGTCACCGCAAACACGCCGCGCGCCGTCTGGCTGCCGCGGGTGGTGCTCATTGGGTGGGCTGTGCCGTAGGTGGTCGTGCCGCTTTGCGCGCAGAACACGCTGGTGGTGAACGCCGTGCCCCAGTCGCCGCCGCTGGTGCCTTTGCAGTCATAGGTCACCGTCACCACCAGGCTGCCCGCCGCGTCTGGCGTGAAGGTCTCGCTGTGGACGATGCCGCTTCCAGATCCACTTGGCATGGCTAGAGGATGTTGCTTCTGGTGATGGGGCCGGCCAGTGGTGTCAGGTCGTAGACCTTGGTCACCGCTTCAGTCGCCAGGGCATTGGTGCCCATTTGCAGCGCCACCCAGGCGCTGCCGTTCCAGCGGGACAGCTTGTTGCCGTCGTCGCTGTCCAGCCACAGGTCGCCCACCGCCTCGGCCGTAGGCGCGCTGGTCGCCACAAAGGTCACCACTTTGCCGTCGGCCGTGGCCTGGGCATCGCTGGCCGCCAGCACCGCGGCGCCGATGCGCGTGTCGGCCGCCAGCGTCCAGCTGCCGCCCGCGGCCACGTACTGTTTGTTGCCGTCGTCGGTGTCGAACCACAGGTCACCGTTGTCGAACACCCCGGGCGGGGACGCCTGGTAGAAGCTGGCGATCTTGGCATCGGCCGCGGCCTGGGCCAGCAGCACATCGGCGGCAATGGTCTCGATGAGGTCGGCCGCCGTCACCGTGGCGGTGGCTGTTGCGGCGGTGTTGGACTGGTTGCCGCTGGTGTCGAAGTGCTTGACGTAGCGCGTCAGCGCCCCGGCGGCGGCCACCGGCTCCAGCCACTGCGATGCCGTGCCCACCCACAACGCCCCGCTGCCGCCCCAGCCGGTGTTGGCGCTGCGCACCTCGGTGTGGCTGTAGTCGGTCTCGGCCAGCGCCGCCCAGGTCCAGCGGATCTGGCCCTTGTTGACGGTGCCGGCAAACGATGACGGGCTGCCGGGTGCCGCCGTCTTGCCCACCACCACCCCGCCCACGTAGGCCCAGTTGCTGCGCACGCCCAGCGGGTTGCGCTGGCGCAGGCGCACCACCAGGGCCTGGCCATCGGGCACCGGGGCGATCCATGCCTCGGTGGTGCTGCCGGGCATGGGCGCCAGCTCCTGCCAGTCTTCACTGCCGCCCGCCGACCACTGCAGCTCGATGGCGCCGGCCTCGATCACGAACTGGTCGACGCTGGCCGGCCAGGTGATGTAGGCGCGGCTGATGATGGTGCCGTCAGCCTGCTTCCACAGCTGCGCCGTGCCGCTGGCCAGCGTGGGCGCGCCCAGCGCGGCCGGGCGGGTGTAGGGGCTGGGCAGGTCGGTGTCGGGCGCGGGGTCCACCACGGTGGCCTCGCCGTAGTTCCAGGCGTACACCGCCGATGCGGTCTCGCGCCAGGTGTAGGGCAGCGTGCCCTCGGGCGACCAGGTGCGGTCGATCACCTCGAACACCTTGCCGCTGCCCCAGCCGTAGCGCGGCAGGATCAGCAGCGTGGTGTCGGTGGGGGCGTAGTCGTAGGCGCGCAGGTTGGTGGTGGCCTGCACCGTCACCGCCTGGCGGCCACGCTCCAGCTCGATCTTGCCCAGCCGCTGGGCGCGCAGGGCGTCCATGGCGCCGGGCATGCTGATGTCGCGCACCACCTGCACGCCACCGTCCTGCGTCACGTAGGTGGCATTGGTGACCAACGGGGCCTGAACCTCGGCCCAGCCCTGGCTGGGGTCGCGGTACGTGACACGTACCGCATTGAACAGCGCACTGCGGCTGACCTTGGGCGTGACGGTCACGCCGCCATCGGCCAGATGGTCCTCGGTGATCTCGGCGCCAGCGCCGGGCGTGCGGTAGGCGCCTGGGCGCAGCAGCCAGCGGCCCTGCGTCCACACGCAGTGCCCAGCCATGCTGCTGAGCAGATCCTCCAGCACATCACGCGGGGCCTGGTCGGCGCCGAAGCTGCCGTTGTAGATGTAGCGCTTCTGTGTTGTACCGCCCACATTCAGCGTCACGGTCTCGTCGCAGATGTTGGCCGCGGCAATCACCTCGGCCGATGGCACCTCGCCCGCACTGGCGCGCATGCCGTAGGTGGTGTCCTTCAGCCAGTCGGCGGTGATCAGCGCGGCGTTGTCGGTCCAGACCGTGGTGCCGGTGCGCGGGTCGGGCACCTTCTTGCCGCGCACCGTGCACAGGATGCGCGACAGGTCGAAGTTGGCGAACATCTCCGGGTCGAACTTCAGCATCACGTACAGGTAGCAGATGCCGGTGCCCTTGTGCGCCGTGGTCCACTTGCCGCCGCTGGCGGCCACCAGGTCGGCGTCGGCCGTCTGGCCGGCTGCGCCCAGGAACTTGCGGATGCGCACTTTTTGCGCGGGCGTGCCGTATTCATAGCCGACCGTCAGCGATTCGCCAGCGGGCAGGCCCGAGATGGTGGCCGACCCCGGCGTGTGCGTGCCGCCGTAACTAGCGCCGTCCACACTTTCGCTGGCAGCCCGGCTGATGTCGGTCACCTTGCTAGCCGCCTGCGGCAGCGTGATGGTGCCGCCGCCAGACACCGTGGCGTAGTGAGTGGCCCGATTCACGATGTCGGTGCCGAACGCGCCCGATGTGATCCAGCCGCTGCCGTCAGGCGCGGGCAGCAGCTCGTCGCCAAACCAGACCTCTTCGATGGCGTCGCATTCATGCGCGGCCAGAGCGATGATGGCGTGCAGGAATTCCTTCTTGGTGCCGGTGGACTGCGCGAACACCAGCACTCCGCCCACGCGGTCGCGCCCGTAGATCACGCGGCGCGGGGCCACGGCGCTGCGGAATGTGATCTCGCGGTCTTTGAGCGATGCGTTGTAGGCCGCGCGCGCCTTGGCCTTGGCGCGGCGCTGCATGGCTGCGCTGCCGGCAATGGTGGCCGCTGTCGCCGTGACGTAGGCGATCTGCGTGGCGTACATGATCAGGGTGGCGCCTGTCGTGCCCCCGACAGCCGAGCCGATGGCGGCCAGTGCAGCGGTGAGCGGATCAACCATGCCCCACCCCCCACGCCCGCGTGGCCAGCGCCATGGGGCCGCTGGCCAACCCGGTGACGCTGGGCACCCACCAGTGCGGCCCATCAGCCACGGCCAGCCACTGCCGCACGGCCCGGCCAGCGTGCACCGGCGCCTGCACCAGCACCACATCGCCGCGCTGCGCCAGCGCCGGCGCAGCCAGTGCCGGCAGCACGGCATCCACCGCCACCGGCAGCGGCCCCAGCTGGCGCAGCACGCGCGCGGCATCAGCCATGCTGGCCCACTGCCACTGCAGCACCTGGGCGCCGGTGGTGGCGGCAATGGCGCCGGCCGCAAAGCGCACGCAGTCGTGCGTGCCCCAGGCGAAGCGGTGCGGGCGCATGGCGGCCAGGTAGTCGGCCAGCCGCTCGGGCCAGTCAGGCAGGCGCTGAAGGGTGGCAGCGGTCATTGGCGAAAAAAGGTCTTGTCAGGCCACACGATGGTGGCCTCGGTCAGCGCAGCGGCATGCTCAAAGAACAGGTCGCTGGCGTCGATGCGCTGCTGTTCCTGGTGGCTGAACAGATGCCCAGGCGGCTGCTGCCATGCCAGCATGGAATGCTCGGCCGTCACGCGGATGACCGGCGCCGCGGGGTTGTCGTCGATGGTCATCACATCGAGCGTGCCGCTCCACACGTTGGGGTCCACGCGCAGCGTGGGCGGGGCGGTGGTTTCGTCCACGATGCCCAGGCGCAGGATGACGGCGCGGCCCTGGACCTCTTCAAACGCGCCGGCCAGGTTGGCGCTGCCGTGGGCGGCCAGAGTGAAGGTGAGCCCGCGCGCCTCGGTGTCGGTCTCGGTGGTGGGCTCGATGGTGCCGATGCCCTGCGCGGCCACGTAGGTGTTGCCGCTCCACACCACATCGTGCGGGGTGCTGGCCAGGTACTGCGTGCCGCCGTCCAGGTACAGCTCGATGAGCAGCAGCATCGTCACATGCGGCTGGCCCACCGCAGTGACGAACTCCGTGGCCAGGCCGGTGCGGCTCATGCGAACGCCTCCACCAGATCCAGAGACATGCCGGGCTCCACGTTGCCTGGCATGCGCGGCAGGGCGATGCCGGCCTCGGTGCGCACGTACAGCGCGGTGGGCTTGTCCAGCGTGACGGCGGTGCCGCTGGCCACTGCCGCGCGCAGCATGTGGCGCACCTCCACGGTCATGGCGCCGGCATCGGTGGCGGTGGCGTCAGCCACCACGCGCACCAGCTGGCCGCCGGTCAGGCCCAGCCAGTCGCCGGCCAGCAGGGTGGCGGGGCCGGGGTAACCAATGAACCCCCCGGCAACCAGCGACACCGAATCCACCAGCATCACTGCAGCACCACCCGACCCGGTGTGCTGATAAACGTAGATGTCAGCCAAGCGCGCAGCCCCAGGGCAGACACCGGCAATGCTGATTGACTGCTGCGCCCCATTAGCCGTGATGCTCTGGAAAATGTCAGAGCCGACCGCAGAGCCGCCCGCGTCTTTCCACACCACGTAGAGCATCAGCGCCGTGCCTGCCGTGCCGGCAATTGAGCAAGACGCGGTTACCGCAGAACCGGCCAAATGAGCTACCGGCGCAGCCAATTGAGCAATGCCATTGCGGTCCGCAAAAGTCACCCCAAGCGCCGCGGCAAAGACCTCCTGGCTGAAAACCCCGGTCGTGACGCCCGTGATGGAGTTCAAGCCAGCCGAGAGCGCGCCCGTTGTGCCGTTGCTGTACCTGGCCCAGCCGTCGCCCACGTTGTCGGCGTTGCCGTCGACCTCGAAGTTGCCCCCAAGCACCGCATTGGCGCCCCGGCACCCTGCCAGCGTCAGGCTGGTGGCAAACTGCGCCGCCGTCGCGCCCAGCGCCACGCCGGTCAGGCCGATGCTGCCGCGCGGCCTGGGGTTGCGCAGATCCCACATCTGCACCCGGTGCTGCCGGCCGCTCAGGCGCAGCAGGTACGCCTCGACCTCAGCGCGCTGCGCCTGGGTGTGCGGCGCAAAGTCCATGCCCCAGCCCCAGCGTGCGCCGGGCATGCCGGTGGTCTGCACGTAGCCCGACAGCGCGCTTTCGGCGGTGCGCTGCGTGTTGTCGACCACGCGCAATTCATGCGTGGCGGGCACAAAGTGCCGGCTGGTCGGCCAGGCGTAGGTGGTCATGCGGCGCCCTCGGCATAGGTGCGGCGGCGGGCGTCGGCCACGGCGCGCACCGTCTGGATCTTGGCCACCTGCATGGCGGCCATCACATCGTTGCGGCTGACCTGCGAGCCCACGGTGATGTTCTGCACCACGTTGACGGCGCCGCCGCCGGCCAGGGCGCTGTTGGGTGTGACCTTGCCGCCGCGCGGCCCGGCCAGCAGCCAGTCCTGCCCGCCGCGGCTGAACATCTCCACGCCGGATTCATTGACCCGCTGCATGCTCCAGGGCTGCACCGTGCCGCCGGCCGCCTTGCCGGTGCCCAGGCCGAACAGGCTGCCGAAGATGGCGCCGAACAGCCCCGCGCCACCAGCGGCCCCGCCCGACGCCTTGAGCAGGTCACCGAACAGGGCGTTCCCCAGGTCGGCGGCGATGGCCTCGGCGGCCAGCTTGATCAGCAGGTTGCCCCACAGCCGGCCGATGCTGTCGACGTCGCCGCGCAGCGTGGCCTCGACGGTGGAGCCCAGCGCGTCCTGCACGTTTTCGGCGAAGCGCTCCAGGCTCTTGTTGCTGGCGTTGAAGGTCTGTTCGGCCGCGTCCTTGATGCCGCCGATGCCACGCACGATGCGGTCCAGCTCCTCGGGGCTGAATGCCTCGCCTGCTGCCAGCCGCGCTTCCAGGCGGGTGGTCTGCGCCCGCTTCAGCGCATCGGCGGTGCGGCCGGCGAAGCTGTTCAGTGCGTCGTCCAGCCCGCGTTGCTCGTCAGCCTGGCGCTGCAGCTCGGTGGTCATGGCCCTGGCGAATGCCAGGCCGCGCTCGCGCTCGTCGGATTCTTCCGCCAGGGCCAGCACCAGCTGGCGCACCTGCGGGATCTGGCCGGTGGCGCCGATGCTGCGCAGCAGGTTCAGCGCTTTCTGGCGCTCGGTCAGGTCGGCGGCCTTGTCGGCCTCTTTTTGCAGCTGGTCGACATAGCGCGCCAGGGCCTGCGTGCTTTCGTCAATCTCAGTCTTGGGTGCCGTGACCGCCTTGGGCTTGGTGCTGGTCGGCAGCGACGGTAGGCTGCCGCCGATCCCGCCACGCCCTTGGCCGGCGCTGCCGGCGTTGTTGAGCGTGCGGTAGTAGTCGGCAACCTTGGCGACCTCGCCGCGCTCTTTCTGCAGGGCCTCGATGCGCTGCTGGCTGAAGCGGCCGGCAAAGCCGTCCGATCCGTCGCGCACCTTGGCAATGCGCGCGTCGATGTCGGCCAGCTGCTTGTTGTACTCGGCCAGGCCCTTGGCTGGCGAGTCTTTGAACTGCGTTGCGCCAGACAAAACCGCCTGGATGGCCGCAGCCAACCCGCCAAACGATGCGGTGGCCGTGGTGACGTTGGCAACGGTCCGCTGGATGGACACCGCCATCTCGCCCAGCAGGCTGCGCGATGCGTCCTGCACATTCACGCGCAGCGCTGCCAGCGCCTTGTTGAACCGCTCGGCCTGCTCGGCCTGCTCGCGGGTCACCGTGGCATTCAGCTCACCAGCCTCGGCCAGATCCTTCAGGAACGGGGCCGCCTCGCGGATGCTTTTGCCGAACAGCTCCTGCGTGATGCGCGCCTTGTTGCCGTCGTCGGCAAAGCCAGCCAGCGCCACGGCGGTGCGCTGCAGCGCCACCGCGGGGTCGATCTGCTGCAGCTCCTTGGCCGACAGGCCCAGCGCCTTGAACACGCCGGCCGCGTCGCTGGCGGGGTTGGCCGACTGCGCCAGCGCGGCGTTGAACTTCACCAGGATGCCCGACACATCCTGCAGCGTGCCGCCGTTCAGCCGGGCCACACGCTCCAGGCCGCTCAGGCTCTCGATGCTGGCGCCGGTGGCGTCGGCCACATCGTTGAGCGCGTCCACCGCGTCGGCCACGTTCTTGACAAAGGCCACCAGGCCGGCCGCGCTGGCCAGGGTGGCGAACGCCGGGCCGATCAACCCCGCGCTGGCGGCCAGCTCGGCCGCGCTGCTGCTGGTGCTGGCCAGCTGGCCGCGCACCTGCTGCAGCACGCGGCTGGCGCGGTCTTCAGCGGTGACGGTGATCTTGGCCTGGCCGGTCATGGTTGCTTGTCCTCGATCTCGCGCAGGGTGCCGCGGATCACGCGCAGCAGCTCGATGTGGTGGTGCCAGTCAGGCACCGGGTGCAGGGCCTCGTAGACCGGCCAGCGCTCGGGGTGCCAGCCAGCGCAGAAGCCCCAGCAGTCCAGCGCCATCTCGGCCGCGGGGCTGAGCGGCGCGGGCCGCTCTTGCAGGTCATCCAGGCCGGCCAGCTGCAGGGCGCGCATGTCATCACGGCTGGCGTGGTGGTTGACATGCGCCGTTAGTTTTTTGCGTCGGCCTCGACCGCCGCGGCGCGCTGGGCCATGCGCTCGTTGATCAGGTCGGCCAGCTCTTGCGCGGCCTCGGGCTGCGCGTCCAGCAGCAGCGGCACGGCGCCGGCTTCCCAGGGCAGCGGCGTGTCGGCCTCGCCCTGCGTCTGGTCGGGCGGCAGCACATGCCGCACCCGTGCGCCCTGCCAGCCGATGACGGCGGCCTCCAGCACCGCGCGCTGGGTGACCAGCAGCGCCGCACGGTCGCCGCCGGCCTGCATGGCGCCGCTGCGCTGGGCAGCCAGCAACACCTCGTGCCGGGTGGGCACGCGCAGGCGGTAGGTGATGTCGCTGATGGTGTGCGACAACTCCCGGGCGGCCAGTGCGCGCTGCTGCAGGGTTTGCAGGTCCATGCGCGCCCGATCAGGTGGCGTAGCGGGTCGGGTCAGCCACGAAGCTCAGGCTGATGCTGCCGCGCAGCGTGCTGTCCTCGATGGTGGGCACGGCCTGCAGCGACCAGTAGGCGTTGGCCACCAGACGGCTGGCGTTGGGGAAAATCATGCGCATGCCCGTGGCGGTCGCCGTGTCGCTGGCGCTCTGCACCGTGCCGTACCACGCCAGGCTGGGGTCATCGAACAGCGGCAGCGTGACGTTGACCGCACCGCGCACGGTCGGGATCTGCTTCTGCGTCCGGTCAGTCAGGGTGGTGATGTCGGCAAACTGCTGCTCGCCGCCGCTCACGCTGATGCCGCTGGTGATCTGGCTGAGGTTCGTCCACGCGGTGATGCGCCGGATGGTGCCGGTGCCGGTGCCGGCCGGGTACAGGCTGGCGCTGGTGGTGGTGATGCCCTCGAACGTGATGTCGTTCGTGGCCACGGCCGACACGCGCACGATGCGCCCGTTGAGCCGGTCCCAGCCGCTGGTGACTTCGAGAAAGTCGCCCACCACCACGCTGTGGCCGCCGGCCAGCGTGGCCACGGCGGCTGCCGCGTTGGTGATGGCAGACATGGCGACCGATGCGCCGTAGGTGGACGCAATGGCCACGAGGGTGCCGGTTGCAAGGGTGATTGCCATGGTTGGCCTCCGTCAGGAAAGGATGGATTCCGGCAACGCCGGCTGAACGTAGAACAGCGCCTGCAGGCGCAGCGTGATGCGGCCGGTGGCGGCCTCACCGTCGTTGGACACCTCGCGCCCGATGCCCAGCAGCTGCAGGTCGTAGGGCACCGGCGCGGCGAACAGCAGCGGCAGCGCGCCGGCGGCCAGCGCGTGCATGGCGTCGTCGGCGTCGGCCGTGGCGCGCACGTAGGCGGTGGCGTCGACATCGAGCCGGTGGGCGTTGATGCCGTCGATGCTGCTGCGCTCGGTCACCTCGTCGGCCGCGGTCACTTTCCAGGCCGGCAGGCTGGCCTCGTCCAGCGGCCACAGCCGGCTGGTGTAGACGCGCCCGCCGGTGGCGGCCAGCGGCACCAGGCGCGCGGCCAGGGCGTCGATGACTTGGGCAGCAGCCAGAGCCATGGGTCAGCCCCTCGCCAGCACCAGGCGCTGGAAAGCGCCCTCGGGCGGCAGGCGCAGCACCTGGCGCACGCGGTAGGTCACGCCGTCGGCCACAAACACCTGACCAGCCGCAGCGGCTGCCGTGTCAGACGTGCGCACGGTGGCCGCGGGGCCTTGGGTGATCATGTCGTCCAGCACGATCTCGGCCGCGGCGTCGACGATGGCCACCACCGGCGCACCGGCCAGCGTGGCGGTGGCGCCAAACAGGTCCAGGTACAGGGTGGTGTCGTCCAGCGGCATGGCTCAGCCCGCCAGGTTGCGCGGTGGCGCCTTGGGGCGGGCCTTGGGCGGCGCCATGTCGGCCGCCGGCTGCACCGACACCTTGCCGGCGTTGGCCAGCTCGCGCGCCTGCTGGCGGTTGAGCTGCACCACCTCGCCCACCTCCACCCGCAGGCCCGCCATGAAGATCGGGCGCAGCACGGTGTGCGGCTGGGTCTCGGGGCCGGGCTGGGGCAGTTGGTTGGCCATGGTGGGCGCTGCGGGTGGGTGCGGGCGGGTGCGCCGGCCCCAGCGTTGTGCCGGGGCCGGCTGGCCGATCAGGTGATCGACGTGGCGCGGCTGAAGGCGGCGGCCTGGCGGATGCCAACGTCCACCGACTGCATGGCGCGGATGCCGGTGATGCCGGCGGCGAAGTTGGCGTAGGGGTTCATCGCCAGTTCCAACATGCCCCACTCGGCGATCACCACCTGGCTGAAGTCACCGAACACCATCGACGCGGCAGTGACCTGCGTGGTGGTGGTGGCGCCAAAGCCGGCCATCTGGCCGTCCAGCACCGAGCCCGACCACAGCGGCGTGTCGGTGGACGCAAACCGCTGGCGCTGCATCAGCAGGCCGGCCACGGCCGGCGTGGTGACGTAGGCGCTGCCGGTCGACAGGGCATTGCCCGCGGCCACATCGGTCTGGAACTCGACCACGCCGGCGTAGGCCAGCGACGTGCCGGTGACCGAGCCGATGCCGGCCGTGGCGCTGATGCCGGTGGGCTGGCCCGATGCGCCGCTGCCCTCCAGGCCGGCCAGGTCGATGGCCAGGCCGATGACCTTGGTCAGGTCGTTCATCACCAGCATGTCGGCCGCCGGGGTGCTTTGCAGCATCAGCAGGCGCGACAGCTCGGTGTAGGCACCGACCGTCTTGGGCGACATGGCCAGCTGGCCGATGGTCTGCTGGCTTTCGGTGATGGCGGTGGCTTCCGTCGCCAGCCAGTAGCCGGTGGCAGCGCCGGTCAGCTTGGGGATGGTGACCGAGCCGACCAGGCCGGGCAGCATGGTGGCGCCCAGGCGGGCCAGCACGCTGCGGGCGCGCAGCAGGTCGATGAACGACTGCGGCTGGATGTCGGTGCCGACCATGAACCCACCCGCCGTGGTGGTGCCCACGGTCAGGTCGCGCTTGGCGGCCATCACGTCCAGCGGCACGTAGAAGCCGCCGTTGACCGCCTCGGCAATGCCGGCGCGCTTGCAGATGGCGTCCGAGCATTCCTTCTCGAAGCCGGCCTGGCGCCAGTCGCGGTCGACCATGGCGCGGATGGCGCGCATCACGCTGAAGCGCTGCTGGTCCTTCTTGCTCAGGTCCAGGTTGGTGACCTGCGTGGTCTGCGCCGCGGTGATGGCGTTGGCCATCAGGTTGCGGAAGCCCTGCACCGACTCGCCAGACTCGATGGCGGCGGTGGCCTTGGCGGCGCCGTCGAAGCGGCTGAACTGGTCGCCAATGGCGCGGATCTCGGCAGCGCGCTGGCGCTCGGCCTTGATGACATCGGCGGCGGCCGGGGACAGGTTGAGCGCGGGCGCGGCCGGCTGCTCGATGGTGGTGGTGGTCATGGTGCGGGTCTCCGAAGGGGTGGAGGTGGTGGCGGGGGTGGCGGCGGGCATGGGTGCCAGCACGGCCTGGGGTGCGGGTTGGCGCGGGTCGTCTTCCGCGTTGCGGCCCACGCCCACGGAGGGGTCAGCGGGCACAGAGACCAGGGACACCTCGTAGGGCTCCCAGTCGGTCACGCGGTAGGTGTCGGCCTGGCTGTCGCCCTGGTTGGGGTCGCCCTCGACCTTGACCAGCTCAGCCTCATGGATGAGGTAGCCCACCGAGACGTTGCGGCGGATGCCATCCACCACGTCCTGGAAAACTTCCTCGGCGTCGGCGCTCTTCCCAAAGCGCACCACGGCACGGCACACCCGGTCGGCGCCAATGCTCACGGACTCGACCACGCCGATCTGCTCATCGGTGTCGTGGTTCCACAGCAGGGGTGCGCCGCTCATCAGGCGCGACAGGCGCACGGCGCGGGCGCTGCAGTCCAGCACCTCGACACCCCACCAGCGCTGGTAGGGCAGCTCACTGGCAAAGCTCAGCTCGACGGTACGGGCCTCGGCGTTGACCGCGGCGCGCTCGACGCTCAGGAACCGCTCGACCCGGGTGCCGGGGCGCAGCGCGGTCGCTGTTGCTGAGAGTTGGGCGGGGTTGCTGCTCATGCCCGCATGGTTGCGGGCGGGGCGGTTTCAGATCAGGGGGAAAAATGCGACAGGTCAGCGGCGCCGGGTGCGCAGCGCCATGCGCCCCAGGCGCGCGTTGTCGGCGCCGGCCGGGCCGCGCAGCACGGCGCCGTAGTTGAAGCGGTCAGCGGCCACGGCCACCAGCGCATAGGCTTGCAGGTTGATGCTGGCGCTGCCGCTGATGCTGGCCAGCGCCGTGGCCTGGCCGCTGGCGGTGAACACGAAGGACGCGCTGCCCGCAAGCGTGGCGGGCGGGGCGGTGCCGGTGGCGCCGTACCACTGGCCAGCCCACTGGCCGGCGTAGCCGCCCGCCCAGGCCATGGCTGTCAGGCCCCGCCGTTCAGTGCGTCGATGGTGCGGTTGCCGGCGCTGTACGCGCCGTCAATGCGCACCGTGCTGCCGTCCAGCCCATAGAACTGCGGGTTGCCGCCCTCCAGCCCGGTGGCGGCGCCCGCCGCATGGGCGGCCACCAGGCGCAGGATCTGCTCGGCGCTGTAGCCGGCCTCGACCACCCTGGCCCACACCGCGCCGGCAATGGCGTCGGTCGTCAGCACGCCACCGTCGACGGTGCTGCCCTGCATGTTGCCCACGGCATAGGGCACCAGCGTGCCGCTGAACGTCATCGACGCCGCGGCCACCAGGTCGGCCTTGGCGCCCAGGATGGGCGTGTTGGTGGTGATGCTCAGGCTGGCCGACCCCACCGCGCTGAGCGATGCCAGCAGGTTGCCGTTGCCGTTGATGGCGAACGATGCCGCGCCGCCGCCCGACGTGATCAGCCCGCCGGTCATGTCGGCCACCGGGAACGACATGGTGGCCGTGCCGGTGGTGGTGACGCCGCGCAGGCCCGATGCGTCGGCGGTGAACGACATCACCATGTCGTTGCGGCTGCTCATCTCGCCGCTCTTCTGCGGCAGCATCCAGGTGCTGCCGGCATAGTTGCCGCTGGGGATGGCGTACAGCACCAGCGCGGTGGTGCGGCCGCTGACGTACAGGCTGTTGCGCGCCGCGCCGCTTTTCTGCCAGTTGCTGGGAACCTGCACCGCGGCCGATGTGGTGCTGCCACCAAAGAACCGGCCAGGCCCCTTGGTCAGCACCGAATAGTTGCCCAGCAGCACATCAGCCCCAGAGGAAGTCGAGGTTGCCGTAGAAGGCGCTGTTGACCGGCGTGGCCGCGCCGGCGTACATCAGCCATTGCAGGTTGGCGCCGTCGAACACACGCGGCAGGCTGGGCAGCTGGTTGAGCAGGTCACGCTCAGCGGCCACGCCCACGGTGGTGATGGGTAGCGTCAGCAGCGGGCGGCACAGCACCAGGTTCATGCAGCCGCTGGTCATGGTGGCGCTGAAGTTGACCGACTGCACCGACAGGATGCCCGCATCCCCCGCGGCCAGCGGCAGGAACGGCCCGTACTTGCCCACGCCGGTGCCGCTGTAGGGGATGGCCCCCACCGGCGACGTGGCATTGATGATGGGCAGCGACGGCGCGGCCGGTGTCAGCCGGCCCGCCACGCTGGCGGTGTTGGTGTAACTGAGCTGCACCGTGGGCGTGCCGGCGCCCATCACCACGCTGGGCACCAGGTAGGCGCGCAGGCCCTTGCCGTCAGCGTAGCGCGGCAGCGTCTGCGTGCCCAGCAGGGTCTGGGCGCCGGTGGTCGTCACCGTGCTGATGGGGAACACGGCCACCTGGTCAATCAGCATCAGCACGGCCGGCGCGGTGGTGGCCGCGGCGCTGAACGCCGACACGTTGGCGATGTGCTTCACATCCGTGCTGACGTTGCCGCCGTGGTCGATGCCGTTGGGCGTCTGCGTGCCGGTGATGGTCTGCGCCGTCACCGTCTGGCTGATGTTGACGGTGTAGGTGCCGCCGTTGTTGGCGCCGGTGCCGGTGCCCAGCGCGGTGATGTAGGTGCCGGCGGCCACGCCGGTGCCGGTCAGCAGCGTGCCCACGGTGAAGCGCCCCGAGCCATGCGTGGTGTCGGTGAACGTGGTGGTGGCGATGCTGCCGCCCAGCGCGGCCGTGGCGGCGCTGATGCTGGTGGAATCACTCAGCGCCTGGAAGGTCAGGTTGGTGCCGGCGCCGATCACGCTGGACTGGATGGGGTTGCCGCCGCCGGTGCTGAGGTCGTACCACAAGCCGGCGGCCTGCGCGGTGGCGGGCAAGGTGTTCTTGTTGAAGTCGCTGCGGAAGAACTTGCCGCCAGACAGTGACGCGATGATGGCGTCCATGGATTGGATGGGCATGGCGTCAGCTCCAGATGGTGGTGATCGTGCCGTGCAGCGGTGCGCCGGCCAGCGTGCCGTTGGGGCAGGCGATCAGGTTCAGGTAGGCGTCATCCTCGATGACGGGCAAGTCCAGGAAGTCGGTGAACGGGATGCGTTCAGCCGGTGCGTCGATGGTGCGGATGGCCAGGTTTTCCACCGCCTTGACCAGCACGAAGCTGATCAGCCCCACATCGCCAGTCAGGAAGGTCACCGCGTCGATGCTGCGCACGCCACGGTCGCCAGCCTGCAGCGGCAGGAAAGGCCCCGCACTGTCGGCGGTGTTGGGCGCGCTGGTGATGATGGTGCCGTTGACCACCTGGGTGTTGCACGCCACCGTGGGCGTGATGCGACCGGCCACGCCGTCGCTGTTGGTGTAGCGCACCCGGAACTTCGGGTTGCCGATGCCCGACTGGCCAGCCACTTCCACCGGCAGGATCTCGACGCCCAGGCCGGTGGTGCTGCGCGGCAGCGTGACGGTGTTGTCCATCACCTGCTCATCGGTGACCGACATATCTACGAACGGGTAGTACAGCAGGTAGTCGCACAGGATCATCGGCAGCGGCACGGCGGTGGCCGTCACCGTCATGGCGGTGATCTGCTTCAGGTGCTTTTTGAGCGGCGCCACCGCGCCACCGTGCGGAATGCCGCCATCGGTGGACTGCCGCATCGCGATGGCGATGTTGGGGCTGGCGGCGTAGTAGTTGGGCGTGGGGTTGCCTGGCGACATTGACAGGTCGAACCAGATGCCCGCGCCGGTGGTCTGCGTGGGCGTTTTGCGCCAGGTGCTGAACCAGAAACGGCCGTCATTCTCGGCCGCCACCAGGTCGCGGACGTTGCGCAGCGCCATGCTCAGTCAGCAGCAACCGACAGCGCGGCGGCTGAGAACTGCGGCTGGATGCCCGACGACACGTTCAGCGTGGACGACAGCGCGCCGCTGATCATCAGCGCCACGGCGCCCGATGCGGTGTCGACCACGGCAAAGTGGGTCAGCGCGTTGCTGCCGGCCGTGCAGGCGCCGAACTGGATGAGCGCGGCGTTGGTGAAGGTGCTGCCGCTGTCCGTCCAGGCGCTGGCCTTGGTGAGTGGCACGCGGGCATAGCCGGTGTAGTTGGCCTCGGCGGCCAGGCTGGCGGCCTCGCCGGGGTCGGCGGTGAACAGCGCCAGGTACTGCGTGGCGCCGGCCCGGTAGCTGGGGTCGGTGCCCTGCAGAAACATCTTCAGCGCGGCATTTTCGGTGGTGTTGCTCAAGCTCATGGTGCGGCCTCGTCAGGTGGTGCCGGCCGCAGCTGCGGCGGGCGTGGGTCGGGCTGGTTTGGGCGCCAGGCCAGCGCGCTGGCGGGCCTGCTCGGCCTGCTTCAGCTCTTCCAGCAGGTCTTCATAGTCGCGGCCCAGCTTGGCGGCCACGCGCTGCGGGCTTTGCAGCTCGGCGCCGATGGCGGCGATGTCGGCCTCGATGTCGCGCAGCGGGTCCACCCACTCCCACCGGCGGCCCTGCCACAGGTGCTTGGCGAACTTGTCGCGCTTGGCCAGCGGCAGGGTGCTGCCATTGGGCAGTGTGATCTGGCCGAAGGCCAGCGCGCTGCCGATCCACTCGCGGTAGATGGGGCGCAGCACGCCGTCGATGAACGACTGCTGCAACATCATCCACTGGTCGCGCTCTTCCAGCGTGCCGCTGCGGATGCTGGAAAAGCTGACGCCCTCCAGGTCGTTGGCCAGCGCGTGGTAGGCCACGCCCAGGCCGCTGGCGATGCCGCGCAGGTTGGCCTTGCAGAATTCCCCGAACATCGCCGCCGGGTAGTCGGGGTTGAAGGGCGTGAAGGTGGTGCCAGGCGGCAGGCTGCCGAAGCTGCCCGCCTCGGCCTCGGTGTACAGCTCGCCGCTGCCGTCGCCCACGCTGTCGCTGTCGGCCAGGGTCGACAGGTCGGCGCCATCGGGGCCGGTGAAGAACCCCATCTTGCTGGCGCCCACGCGGCTGGCCACGATGGCGGCCTCTTCATAGCCGCCCAGGTTGTTGAGCCGCAGCATGGCCGCATGCATCCACGGCACGCCGCGGAACTGCTCGGGCCGGTCGGCCACGAAGTAGTGCACCACGTCCTCAGCCGGCACGCGCACATGGGTGTTGCCGCGCAGGTCACCGGCGGCCTGGTACACCTCGCCCGGGTGGCGGTTCTTCAGCCACAGGGCCAGCGGGCGGCCAAAGGCTGACACCTCCACGCCCATGCGGATCTGGCCGTAGCCCAGCTCGGCCGGGCGGTTGAGCGCGGTGTCGATGCGGTCGACATCGAGCAGCTGCAGCGACAGGCCGAATCGGTTGCCGCTGTCGGCGCCGCGCACGAAGCGGATCAGGCATTCGCCATCCCGCGCCACGGTCAGCTCGGCGGTGCGGCAGATGCCGGCAAAGGTGCTGCGGCCGGCGGCGTCGGCCACCTCGCACCAGTCGGCGTGGGCGGCCTCGATGGCGGCATTGGCCAGGGTGTCGGGCGTGCCGCTGGGGTCATAGCAGCGGGCCTGCAACTGGAAGCCGGCCGCGCCGACCACGTTGGTGGCCACCAGGTTGCCGAACTTCTTGGCGTAGGGGTCATCGCGGAACAGTTGGCGGCTGCGGGCGCGCAGGTTGTCCAGGCTGGCATGGATGTCGGCGTTGGCCGACAGGCTGGTGGTGGTCCAGCCCTCGGTCAGCCGGTTGACCTGGGCGGCGGCATAGCTGCGGCGCTGCGGGCGGGCGGCCGGCGCAGGCGCGGCGCCTGCCCAGCCGGCCAGCGCCTGGCCGATGCGCTGCATCGTGCCTGCCAGGCCGGCGCGCTTGGGTGCGTTGGTGGGTTGCTGCATGCGGTGCCTCAGCGCACGAAGCGCACCAGGAGCTTGTTGCGTGATGCCAGGCCCTGGCGCAGGCGGTCAGCGGCGTCTTCACGCGACACCTCGGCGCGCAGGCGGCTGATGAAGGCCAGGAAGTCGCCCGGGCTGGTGAAGGTCTGCTTGCGGTCGCCCATCTCGATGCCCTGCAGGTAGGCGCGGGCGCCGTGGGTGGCCAGCGCGGCCTCGGCCGCCTCCAGCGCCTTGCGGTAGTTGCTGCGGGTGTCCAGCGTGGTGGCGGCGGCCAGGTCGGGCAGCACCTGCACGGCGCCGGTGGCCAGCGTGGTGCGGGCGCCGGCCAGCGTGGCGTCGACCGACCAGCTGTAGCTGCCGGCGGCCCAGGCGGCGGTGGTGGCGGCCGGCACGGTCAGCGTGTAGTCGGTGCCGCTGCCGCTGGCCGTGGCCTGGTAGCGGGCGCCGCTGTTGATCAGCGTGAGCCGTACCGCCCAGCCGGCCGCGGCCGGGTAGTCAGGCAACGACCAGGTGGCCGTCAGCGTGTCACCGGCGCGGAGGGTGGGGGGCAGAGTCGTCATGGGCACCGGCGCGGCATCAGGGTGCCGGCTTGCGGCACAGCACCGCCGCATCGGCCAGATCGACCAGCGAAGCCACGCCCAGCGGCCCATACATCGAGCTGACGATGGCGCGCTGGCCGTCTGCCGTGCAGCTGACGCGGTTGGCGAAAGTCGTGGACAGCGAGCCGCAGCCGGACAGGCCGATGGCGGCGCAGAGGATCAACAGGGGTTTCATGGGGTGCACCGGCAGGGGATGGGATCAGACCATCGGCGGGTTGGACTTGTAGGCATGTCCACCCGGCAGCGCGCTCTCGTTGCCGTACTTCCACGCCATGTACCCGTGCAGGAAGTCCTCTTGCCCGACAGTGGCCGCGCCCGACATCACCACCAGCTCGGAGAACGCGCCCAGGCAGTAGCTGCCGACCACGTTGGACCCGCCAGCGTTGCCGCCAATGACGCGCCGCGTAAACGTCGCAACGGGCATGCTCACGTTGTTTGCGCTGGCTGTACCGCCGTTGACGCTGCCCCGGCATGCTGCGGTTGCCCCAGCGCCGAAGCTGACCACGATGGACGCATCCAGGCCGCTGATGGCCGGGCCGGCGTAGCCGCCAGTTGATCCGATGCGCAGGTTGCCGCCGTTGAAACCGATGGCCCGCGTTGATGCGCCTGCGTCCGACTCGCTCAGCATGTAGGTGAACGCGCCGCTGGCAGGGTCGGTGTAGTACTGCATGGCGTAGGTGATCGCAGCCTGCGATCCCGGCGTGCCGGTCAGGTCGGTCTGGATGGCCGCGTCACCACCGTCAAACGATGCACGCGGGATGCCGGCTGCCGTGATGCCGTAGGTAGGCCGCAGGCTGGCCGATGACGGCGTTGCACTGCGGGTGTTGCTGATCGGCGTCAGTGCCTTGATGGCGTTGATGTGCCGGATCACGCTGCCGTGGAAGTCCAGCGCGAACCAATCCACCAGGGCGCCCGCCAGTTCTACGGGCGTCCACAGCCGGCCGGATTGCCACGTCAGCACGATGGATCGCGTGGTTGTCTGCCCGCGCTCGTCGTATGCCTTGACCGTGATGCGCCGCGTGCCACTCAGTTGCGGCTCGGCAATGATGGTGGCGCCCGATACGGTCACGCCGCCAGTGTTGCCGCTGATGATTTCCAGCTTGACCAGCGGCTTGTTGGCATGAATCTCACCGATCAGGCGCCGCCCTGGCAGCGCGCTGATTCCCCAGGTGTCAAGAACCACCGGCCCAAAGTTGCGCACGAAAGCCTGCGCCGCAGTGGGCCATTGATCGCCCGACAGCTTGCACTGAAAAATGCCGTTGTTCTGGTCCCAATACGAATGAAACTCCACTTCTTCGGTGCGGATGAAGTCGGCCATTCGCTCGATGAACAGCGGGTTCTCATAGTCCAGGCCCCACTCTGCAAGGCCAAACCGCTTGCCCCTGGCGCAGGCAAAGTCGCGCATCGGCAGCAGGCCACCAACGCTGGAGAACATGAATTCGGCGTGTTCCTGATTCGTCATCGCCCCTTTGTCATCGTCCAGGCAGTAAACATCCGGCGTGATGATGTCAACCACATCGTCGCCGGGGTAACGGTCCTGCCAGGAATAGGCGCCATCCAGACGGAAGGCCGGGCAGTAGCCAATGCGAATTCGCGTATCGACAGAGCGCAGCAGCAGCGCGACATGCCTGAATGCCGCGATGTAGTTTGCCGGCACTGCGCCATCGAGCGTTGCCCCCCAAGGAAACGAAGTGGAAAAGTTCTGCTCCCAGCCGGGCCGGATGTCGATGTATCGCGCACCGGCAGGCGCTGCCGCCACGATGGCGCGGGCCATGTCCAGAATCACTGCGTTGTGCGTTCCGGCCAGCGTTTGCGCGATTGGCTCGGCAGTGGTGCAGATCGGGAAGGCCCATTTCTGCTCCACGTTCAGGCCAGCGAAGCGGGCCACCACAACGTCGATCCAGGCTCGGCATGCGGCCCAGGTGGGGCCTCCGTTGGTTTCCGCTGCGAACTGGATGACATGCGTGAACCCGCTGCCCCCCAGCCATGTGTTTTGCGCAACTCGGGTGGCGTTGTCGGCCGCACGCACGCCGCAATCAAACAGCGGCATCAGCGCCCTGGCGGTGTTGGCATTCCAAGCACTTGACACCAGGGATGTGCCAGCCGTCGTCGCCTCGGGGCTCCAGCTGGTTACGGCCGGCATCAGCGCACGGTCGGTGTCGGTGGCGTAGCCGGCGCCCACCATGGCCGCGCCGAAGGCGTTCGACACGGTGTTGGTTGTGCCAGCCGCCAGCACACTGCCGGATTCACCCAGTCGGGCCTGGATCATCGTGATGCGCATGGTCATGGTGCGGGTCTTTCAGTGCAGTGGGGCCGGTCTGGCTGGCATGCTGCCGCGCCCGATGCGGCGGCATCAGGGGGAAATCTGCGACAGCAGATCAGCGGGGCCGCTTCAGGGGCTTGGCCAGGATGCGGTACGCGGTGGCGCGGTGGCACTTCTCGGCCTGCACGGCCTGGCTGATGCTGCTACCCTGCTGCAGGGCCTGGCCCATGCGCACGCCACGCGCCAGCGCGGGCCGCTTGGCCACGTAGCCGAACTCGCAGCCGCCCAGCTGGCCGCGCAGGTGCACCTCGGCGGTCTGGCGCCGCTCGGGCGTCAGCTCGGGCACCACCTGCTGCATCAGTTCCAGCACTCGATCCAGCGCGTCGGCCATCCACACCTCACCACTTGGTCACCCATCCGGCCCGCTTGGGCCGGCGCATTGGCGGGCGCGGCTGCGCCCTGCTGTCTGGCTGCGGGGTGGCGGGCGTGGCCTTGTGGGTGGCCGGGTCGGCTTGGGCCTGGGTGGCTGCCGGTGGTGGTGGGTTGCCCTGCTGCTGGCGAGCGGTGGCCGGTGCGTCGGCAGACTGGTCTGCGTCAGCGTCGGCCGCCTCCGATTGCGCGACGGCATCCATTGTCGCTGCCGGCGTGTCAAGGGTCAACCCCAGCAGGTCGGCCTGGCGCAGGCGGTTTTCGTACCGCTGCCAGTGGGCGTCGGTGTGGCGCGGCACGCCGATGTGCCAGGCCGCGGCCATGGCGTAGACCGCGCAGTCCAGCGCCTCGTTGCGCCGGCCGGCGGGCTTGACCCAATCACGCCGGGCGTGGCCCTTGATGTAGCGGGTGACCACGCGCTCGGCGGTGAGCTGCTCCCACACGTAGCTGGGCAGCGCGGCGCAGGTGTGCACGTAGCCGGGGCCGGCCTCCTGCACCTGCATGCGCCCGTACAGCAGGCCCTTGGCGGTGTCGGTGCCCACCAGCCACAACTGGCCGCCGTTCTTGATGCGCTTGCCGTGGTGGTTGAACTCGATGGCCGTGGGCTTGGCGATGATGGCCCGGCCCGGCATGCTGCTGCCCTTGACGGCCAGCACATGCTCACCGGCGTGGCGCCTGGCGTAGCGGTACACCATGTCGGTGTGGTGGCCGCCTGAGTCCACCGCCGTGGCGGTGATGGTGATGGCCGCGCCGCTGGCGTGCTGCAGCGCCAGCCGGCGCCAGTCGGTCAGCGCGGCCCAGGGGCTGCCGGGCTCGGTCTCGGGCAGGCTGGGGTCGCCGTACAGCACCACATGGTCGACCAGCCAGGATTCTTCACCCCGGCCCCAGGCCCAGGCATACGCCTCCAGCCGGTCGCCCTGGGTGTCGACGCCGGCCGTGACCACCAGCGCGCCGTGGGGCACGGTGCGCAGCGGGTACGCCTCGGCCCGGCGGCGCAGGGCATGCTCGTCGGCCTTGTCGCCCTGCTCCTGGAAGGTCTCGGCCAGCCGGGTGTTGATGAACACGCGCAGCAGGCTGGTGTCGCCGGTGCGGGCCTTGTCGATGGCCTTGTGCCATTCATCGGCCAGCTGCGCCCAGCTCAGCCAGCCCAGCGGGGCGTACAGGCTGGACAGGTGAAAGCTGCGCACCCGCCCGCCCTGGGCGCCAGGCGCATCGGCCACCCAGGCGCCGGCCGGCAGCATGGTGGCCTTGTGGTGTTCGCGGATCTCGCAGCCGTTGGCGGCGCACAAGTACCGCACGCTGTCGCGGTCGGGCTGGCCATCGGGCAGGCGGTCCCACTTGACGCCGTGGGGCTTGTCGGCGCCCCACTCCAGCACCTGGCGGGTGCCGCAGTGCGGGCACGGCACCTGGTAGCGGCAGCGGTCGGCCGCGTTGAAGCTGTCTTCGATGCGGCTGGCGTCTTTGGTGGTGGGCGTGCTGGTGCGCAGGCGCTTGCGGCGGCTGAAGGTGGACTGCCGCGCCTCGGCCAGCGTGCAGGGGTCACCCTCGCCGTCGACATCGAGCGGGTAGCCGTCCACCTCGTCCAGGAACAGGTCACGCACCGGCATGGACCGCAGGCCCGCGGCGCTGTTGGCGCCGGCCACGGCCAGGAACCCGCCGGCAAACTCCTTCAGCAGCGTGGTGTTGGCGTCGTCGCGGCTGCGGTTCTCGCGCACCTTGCGGCGCAGCGTGGGGCTTTCCTCGAGCATGGGCGCCACGCGCTGGCGGCTGTAGCGCTTGGCCATGTCGATGGTGGGCTGCACGATCATCACCGGGCCGGGGTTGGTGTCGATCAGGTAGCCCAGCCAGTTGCTGCCCACGCGCGTCTTGCCGGTCTGCGCGCCCCACATCAGCACCACTTCCTCGACGGCGCTGTGCTGGCTCAGGCAGTCCATCGGCTCGATGGCGTACGGCGTGCGGGCCGCCCGGTAGGGGCCGGGCTCGGCGCTGTCTTTGGCCGACAGGATGATGCTGCGCTCGGCCCAGGCGCTGACGGTCTGGATGATGGGCGGGCGGGCGAACTCGCGCAGGACCGCCCACACGCGGGCATCGGCGTCGATGTTGGTTATGCCGTCGCGCGCTCCCATGGTCAGCCGGTTTGGATTGGCTTCTTGGCTTCTTCGCCCACCACCCGCTGATCGATGATCATCCGCGCCGACATGAGCACTATGGCGATTGAGAGCGCCTGCCCCTTGGAAAGAACAACTTTCTCTTTCCCCGTATTGAGCAGCGATACCGCCGCATCAATGCGGAGCATTAACTCTTCGGCCGTTTCGTTTGAGACCATTTGCATCCTCCTGTTGATAAAAGATTGGCGGCCCGACTATGCGGCATCGGTCAGCTGCAGCATCACCTGGCGCAACTCGGCATCGAGCAGCGCGTGGATGCGGGTCTCGTCGGTCTCAGCGGCCAGCTGCGCCGACAGCCGGGCGGGGATCTGCAGCAGGCCCTCGCGGAACGCGGCGGCACGGCGGGCCAGCGCGGCGGCCCACTCATCGGCGCGCACCAGTTGGCCCTGCAGTTCTGCCAGCTTGAGCTGGGCGATGCGCGCCTCGGCCGCCTCGCGCAGGGTCTTGGCGACGTGGTAGCTGGTCACGGCCTGGTCGTCGCTGGCCGGCGTGATCGCCTGCCCTGCGGGCGGCTCTGGCGGCTGCGGGCCGTTTTGCACAAGTGCCGCGCTCTTGGCGCTCGGGCGCACGCGGTTGGCAATGGCCAGGCGCGCCATCTCGACGTCGATCAAGCCATCGGCGTCCTGCGGGATCACCCCGCGCTTTACCAGCTCGTTGATGCTCTGGCGGCTGCATTGCAGCATGCGCGCAAGCTCAGCTTGTCGCACGCGCTGGACGTTTGTCGATGCTGCGGAGCCCATGATAGAAGTCCCGGTAGAAGGCCAAAAGGTCAGCGCTGCGGTGAATTGCAGTCTGTTCGATGCGTGGGTTGGTGTTGACGTTGGCGCTTCCCTCCATCACCAGCTGGTAGCCCTCGGCCTCGTTGCTGGCCAGGATCACCTTGCTGTGGTTGCGTGACACGATCAGTCGCACGCCGTAGTTGTCGGCCATGTTGCAGGCTTGCTCGTACTCGTCGCCGTACTGGCTGGGGAAGATTTCACCGACGGCCAGCGTCAGTTGGTCGATGCGGCCGGAATCGACCCAGCCCTGCAACTCGGTCAGGTCCGGCCCGGCAATGCACCAGGTCGACAGCAGCACGAAGTCGAAGTGGCTAACGGCCTGCAGCGCGTGGCGCAGGTAGCTCAGCGCATCGATGTCGCCGTGGCTGATCACGTGCCAGCTTTCCCCCTCGGTAAAGCGGGCGGGCAGGATCTCGGCCAGCTGCTTTTCGGCGGTCGCGCGCCGCAGTTCGTGGCGGCTTTGGCGCTTGGCAGCGCGAGCCTGTCCGGCGGCTTGGATGTCGGCGCCGTAGCGCGCACGCACGGCGGCCACCGTGGCCGGGTCGAAACCGTCGAACAGGTCTGCAGTCATTGCGCTTTCTCCCGGGTGCGGTCGATCAACTGCTCGATCCAGGCGTTGCGGCTGATGCCGGCCGTGTCAGCCAGGCGCTGCGCTTTTTGGGCAAGCGCCTCGGATGTCCGCAGCTCGATGCGGGCCGTCTTGCGACTCTCAGGCGGCAGCGGAGGCCGCCCGAGCTTTTTCTGTTCGGGCGCGGCGTTCATGCTTGGCGAGCGGCTCTGCGCTTGTCGGCGGCACGCATGGCGCTGTACTCGCGGCGGACGAGGTCAACCAGCTTGGTGCCGTCCTTGTACATGAGGGTGCTGCCACGCGACGAGAGCTTTTCGCAGAGCTGCTTGCCGTCGTTGTAGCGGACGTAGCTGTAGCCACCTTCCTTCGGGATCGGCGCCCAGATTTCCATCGTGATCTGCTCGTCGCTCAGCAGGTCCGTGAAGGTGATGTAGACGTGGCGGTCGTCTTGCGCGGTGATTTGGGTCTTGCTCATGGCGTTTCTCTCCTGTGTTGCGCCGAACCGTTCAGCGCATAGGTATTAATGTACGGCATCAATCCCATTCCGTCAAGCATTTTTGTACGGTGTCAGGCGTCAAGATTAGGGGGTGTCAGGCGACCTGTCAGGCAATCCCAAACACCACCAACTAGCGCAATTCCGCGATCGTTTCGCACCCGCGCTTGGGAACCCCCAGGAGGACCCACAACCGAGGGGCGGGGGTCGCGGCAGAATCCGGGCAGCAACTCAGGGGCATGCGACATGGAGTGGTGGTTCTTCTGGCTGGTGCTGGCCGGCGTGATCGGTGCGGTGGCCGCGGCGCGCAACCGCAGCGGGTTCGGCTGGTTCGTGATCGCCGTGCTGATCTCGCCACTGCTGGCCGGCCTGGTGCTGGCGCTGCTGGGGCGTGGAGATGCCGGCGTGGTGGCAGTGACAGCGGCCACGCACCGGCAGTGCACCGAATGCAGGGAGTGGGTGCGCCGCGATGCGCGCTTGTGCAAGCACTGCCGTAGCAAGCTCGACCCGATCACTTGAGCCTCGACAAGGCGTAGCGCATCTCGCGGGCGAACACCACCGGGAAGCGCTCGTTGATCGTGGCCAGCACTCGGTCGTTGATGCGGCGGGCGTTGAACATCTGGCCCACTGCAATGGTGCGCACCGCCTTGATCGGCAGCCGGCTCTCGCCGGTGCGGATGAAAACGGTGCGGCCCTTGTTGCCGATGAACGCCCCATCGATTGCTTTCTTCCCACCCTGGCGCTTGATCTGGACGAACAGCTTGCGCAGCGTGCCCTGCTTGGCTCGGCGCTTTGCCTCCCTCAGTGACACGCTGTTCTCCACGAAGCGGATGACGTTGGCACTGCGCCCCTTGCCATCGCTGGCCGCTAGCTCGGCCTGCAGCGTGAACTGCCCGCCCTTGGCATAGGCGCGGCGCACGCGCAGGCGCTGGCGCACGTAGTCGGCGGGCAGGTTGTACTGGCTGCGGATCTCGCGGCCCATCTGCGTGCTGGCCTGGGCCACCACCACGTTGAGCGTGCGCGCCAGGACCTTGCTGGCCAGGTCGTCTTCCGCCTGGCGCAGGGCCTGGGCCACCTGGGGGAAGGTGGTGCGGATGTCGATCTTCATGCCATCGTCGGCGCAGAGAACACGCACCGCCAGCCGCCCATGTCGTCCAGCTCGTACTGGTTGATCAGCCGCATGGGCTTGCCGTCTTGCCACACGCTGACCTTGCGCACCGCAGGCATCAGCGACCGCGCCACCTTGATGCACCCGCTCATGTCGGTGCTGTTGTCGACCGGCACCATGAGCGACAACTCAGCGCCCGACACTGGCGCCCAGTACACCCAGTGACACCCTAGCGTTTCACAGAAGACCATCACACCCTCCAGTTCGTTCAGTCCAACCCACCAGCCACCGACTGCACCCGCATGGCGCGCCGGCTTGGCAGGGTTCGATCTTCCGGCCAGTCGATGAACCGCTGGTGCTCACCGATGAACCGCAGGTGCACCGTGCCCGCCGGCCCGTTGCGCTGGGCCACGATCTCCAGCTGCGCGTGCTGCTTGTTCTCGTCGGTCGGGTTGCGCACCGTGTCGCGGTACAGCATGGCGATGAGGTCGGCCGCGGCCTCGATGGCGCCGCTGTCGCGCAGGTCGCTCATCACCGGCGGGCCGCTGCGCTCGTCCGCCTTGCGGCTCAGTTGGCTCAGCAGCACCACCCCCACGTTGAACTCCATGCCCATGGCCTTCAGCCCGTTGCTGATGCGGTCCAACTCGGCGTTGCGGTTGTCGCCCTCGCCCGCCATCAACTGCAGGTAGTCGACCGTCACCACGTCGATGCCGTGGTGCCGCTTGGCGTGCATCACCTTGCGGCGCACGTCCAGCAGCGTCAGCCCGCCCTGGCTGTCCTGCACCATGTTGAGCCGCTGCATCTGCTCGGTGGCGTCCGACAGGCGCGACCACATCTCGCTGTCTTCCGGCTTGGGCGCACGCAGGGCCTGCAGGTTCATGCCGCCCAGCGCCGCGGCGTGGCGCATGGTGAGCTGCAGCACCGGCATCTCCTGGCTGAGGTACAGCGTGCCACGGTCGGCGCTCATGTTGCGCTGCAGGGCCAGGGCCAGGGTGGTCTTGCCCATCTTGGGCCGGGCGCCGATCACCCACAGCTCGCCCGGCCGGATGCCGCCCGCCGTGGCACGGTCCAGCCCACGCAGGCCGGTGCTGATGGCCGGGTTCTTGCCCTCGGCCATGTCCTGCACGTACTGCAGCAGCTCCAGCGCGGCCTTGTCGATGGCCACCGGGTCGCGCCCGTTGGCGCGCTGCTGCGCCATGGCTGCGAACGCGGCTTGCGCCTGGTCGATCTTGTCGGCCACGTCGATGCCCGGCTGCCTGGCCCGCTCGATCACCTGCCCGGCCTGCGCGATCATGGCCCGCTCCAGGCTGCGCTCTCGCACGATGCCGGCGTACCGGGCGATGTTGGCGCTGCTCACCACGCTGGTCAGCAGGTCGTGCAGGTACTTCAGGTCGTGCCCGCCCTCCTCGTGCACCGTGATCACATCGGCCGGCAGGCCATGGACCATCAGCTGCGCCATCGACCGCCAGATGGCCCGGTGCGCCGGGGCGTAGAAGTCGGCCTCCACCAGCTTGTCGGCCGCCCTGTCGAACGCCAGGTTGTCCAGCAGCAACGCACCCAGCACCGACTGCTCGGCCTCCTGCGACCATGGCGGCTCGTACTGCTGCGCCCCGCTCATGGCGTGCCCTCGGTCGACATGGCTTCCTGCACCCGCTTGGCCTGCTGGCCCTTGGTCGTGAGGTGGCAGCTGCCATCGGCGTGCAGGTGCCAGATGCCGTACCAGTTGCCTCGCAGGCTGTTGAGCAGGGTCTTGCGCCAGTCGCGGTAGCGCTTGCGGTTCTCGGCGTGGCGGGTCTTGAACTCACGCCAGTGCAGCAGCAGAAACTCGTCGGGCACGCCAGCCTGCTGGGCGTACTGCAGCGCCGCGCAGCCGGGTGGCACCGGCTTCTCGCCAGCCGCTGCGCACTGCGCCAGCCAGGTGCGGATCTCGATGGGTCCAGAGCGTTGACCGTCGAGCCCTTCACCACCGTCATCGCCAACAGCCTGCGCAGACGGGTCAGCAGTTGCAGCACCACCCACCACCCCCTTGGGGGTTAGGGGGATTTCCGACTCCGACTCCGAATACGAATACGTGCGCGCAGGACGGTCATCTGCCGGGCGTTTGTCGGGCGCTTGCCCGTCATTCTCGCTTGCAAGTGGTTGATTCGTAACGGCTGGCATGCCCCGCGCTG